ATTTAACAGCCACAGTTATGGCATTGGCTAATAAGGTCAAGACATTGGAAACAAACCTAACTACCGTAAAGAATACTTTGGCAACCAGAACTGCTGGGGGCCATACTCACGGGTCGAATGGATAATAGTTAAGACAGTAAATAAGGGGCAAACAAGAGAAAATAGACCGTTAAGTATGAGAGGAAATTAAGTGACAGCATCATATCCAGCATCGGTAAAGTCTTTTACTACAAAAGTTGACTTTGCTGATACCGTTCTGGCCGAGCACGTTAATAGCCTTCAAGAAGAAGTAAATTCTATACAGGCTAACCTCGGAACTAATATAAAGACAGGCTCTGGTGGTGTAGGTAACTATGACACCGTAACCACGGCTTGGAGTACTTTAAAAGATAGAATTACTAATATTGAATATGGTTTAACAGATGTCTGGGGAGCAGTGCCCAGTGGTGGATCTACGGGTCAAGTATTAACTAAATCATCTGGTAGTGATTATGCAACTTCTTGGACAACCATAAATGCCTTACCATCTCAAACTGGAAATAACGGTTACTATTTAACAACTAATGGCTCAAGTGCATCTTGGGCTCCAGCAAATACGCAATCAGATAACTTTAGTCAGTTCTTGCTTTCTGGCTGTTAAGGGGATTCCCTAGTGGCAAAATATGGCGTAAATTATTACGGCTCATCTAGTTATGGGTCTTTTGTTAATCTTAGATTCTCTGTTCAACCAATGTCAGTATTGGCAACAGAACTATCTACAGTATCTTCTTTTTCAAAAGTGCTTGTTGAATGGCAAACCCCTAGAGGTGAGTTTAGTCGCATAAGACTTGTAAGAAATCAAGCAGGATTTCCCGAAACTTCTGAAGACGGCGTAATTATTTACGATGAATTTGCAACAGAAGGAACTGTTAGTAGAACATCAATTATTGATGGAGAAGATAACCCAACAGATATACCTTTAGTTCCTGGCAGACAAGTTTATTATAGAATGTTTTTGTTTACTACTACTTTAATCTGGAAAGTTGCTGGTTCTATTACAGCAATTGTTCCGTCAGACCACGGTATACAAGATAAGTTTATGGCAACTATTCCAAGAGTTTTTACAAGCAAATCTCAAGAACCCTTGGGAGCAGTTGATGTAGATTCTGACCTTTATAAATTTATGTCGGGATTAACTTTTGCTCAAGAAGAATTGTACACTTTGGTTGATCTATTAAAACCAAGACATACGGGGTTAGAAACTCCTTTTGAATTAATACCAGCAGAAGTTACAAATTACGGATTACTTTCAGAGTCTGCTTTGCCAGTTAAAAATCAAAAAAGATTAATTCGTGAAGCCCTTTATATGTATACTCATAAAGGGACTCAAAATGGTATTGAAACATATGCTGAATCATTGACTGGATTTGAACCAACTATTACTGTTTCTGAAAACCTATTATTAACAGTTCAAGATTCTACTTTTTATGGAGGAATTGGTAATTGGGTTGCTAGTAGCGCAGTGCTAACCTCTAGCACTGAGCAAGTTCCTGACTCAAATACAAATCAAATAGATACGACAAAGACTGGAAAGATAGTTGCATCTGGATCTGGCAGCATGGTGCTGGGTGCTACAAACATAATTACAAAAGGTGTTCCAGTATTACCTAGCACTGGATATGTGGTTTCGTGCAAATTAAAGTCTCCTGCAAGTGCAGGTAACATAACTTTATCAGTAAGATTTTATGACAAAGATGGAACAGCAACTTCAGCAGCAAATACCGCTACCGCTGTTGCTGCTAATAACACTTGGAAGTCTGCAAGCAAAACTGCAACATCAGATGCTACTTCTTCATACGCAATTATAACTATTGCATATAGCGCTGCTGGTACTTATTATATAGACCAGGTCTGTATGCAAGAGGGCGCCGTCGTTACTTACGATGAAGCACGGGCTATTGATGTGTTCTTACTTCCTTCAAAAACAAATTATATTAAAAACCCATCCTTTGAAGTCAACTCAACTACGTGGGCATTAAGTGGGGCAACTTTTACACAAGACTCTAGTGTTCCAACATATGGATATTCGGGAGATTACAGTGGTAAATTTGTAATAACAAACCCATGGAGTATTACTACTGACTATGAGATACCTATTACTGTTGGAAAATATTACACATTATCTGCATCCATAAAAGCGTTGGCCGCTTTATCTGCAAATTTAAAAATTACTTTTTACAATGATGCTGATTCTGTTGTAGAAACGGTAACTGAAGTTATATCTGTAACCACATCTTTTGCAAATTTTACTTTAACTGGATTAACGGATTCTTCATCAAACGCTTCTTATGCCAAGGTTTCTTTTTATGGAACTACCGCTGGAACCATTTTTCTTGATTTGATTCAGTTTGAACAATCTCAAATAGCCACAGATTACTTTGATGGGTCATTGCCTTCAGAGTTTGGAGCGGTTTGGGAAGGAACTGACGATGCTTCTTATACCCATTTGTACCCAAATAAACCTAAAAAAGTTCCTAGATTGGGTAAGACCATGAATGATTGGGTGCCCCAAAATGCCCTCTGGAGGCTGCGGACATATGACGGAGTGGAGTACACCACTACTACGGTGTAGGATCCTTGGCTATGACTACAGACATAGTTATATCCGTACTACTCACAGGAATGGCAGTTACTTACGTAATTGAATTTCTAGACTTATTTATTTCTGGCTTTATTACTAAGCCAACACTAAACAAATACTTTGCTCTACCCCTAAGTTTCTTAGGTCTTTGGACGCAATTAGATTTGTATTATGATTTCTTTGTTTTAGTTCCTGCAGCAACCTTTGTATCTTTAGCAATTGGAATGTACTTAAACAAACCAGTAGTTATAAAATCACCTTCTCGTTTATCTCAACTATAGGAGTAGCATGAACATAGCCTTAATTTCTTTTGATGACGTTTGTGTAGATGAAGGTTTAAATAAACTCATTGAAAAATACGGCGCCGATATAAGGGTATTTATTCCAGTAACGGGAAATGAAAATCATTTTGCAGAAAACGTTATGGACATTTGTAAAGAGCACTCTATAAAAGTAACTTGTTTTATAACAAATGCTTTTGATATAGATCATATATTACTAAATGCTGATGACATTGTGGTAACAGATAACCCTGTGAAAGAAGTAGTTAGACAGATAACTCCAGATGATGTAATGGGCATTGTCTGGAACGGTTCACCACAGGCACACATAGTGTTAAGTTCTGTAGAAGATTACGGCATAGAGGTATGGGATATAACGGAGGGCATAGACAAGATAGAGGTCGATTACTCTGACGAGAGTGCTGATGAACTGTACACAGCCATGATGACCAGTATGACTGTCTTTGTGGAACACATGGCTGACTACATTATGACTACCGTGTTAGATGTCTTGGCTTTAGAAGTTGCAAAACACATTGAAGAGGGTGGGAAAGACATCTCCCCCTTTAAGGATGACACCCCTTGAAAATTCCTTTGAAGGCTTATTCTATAAAATTAACCGATTATCAGTTCCGACTACTGGCTGTGATTTGCCATCTATCAGGCTCCAAAGGCCGTTTTAAGACTTCAGTAAAAGAGTTGTGTAAACAGACTAACAAAACCTCAGACCGAACCGTTAGAACGGCTCTTAAAGCGTTAGAGAAGCATGGGCTAATAACACGAACGCCTAGTAAAAGGGCGAATGGTTTTAAAGGAATGGACTGGTATGAGGTGGTGGAAAATTACCGCACTACAGAAACTCCTGCAGTAAATTACCGCACTGAGAATTACCGCACCTCACATGACTATAAGCCACATAGCAGTATGACTAATAAGTCATTAGTACCTAATAGTAAAGATAGTAATAAATTAAAAGATTCTGAATCCAAAGGGATTCTAATGAAAGAGATACGAGTACCTATGAGACAATATCAAGATGATGGAGATAATCTGGCAGGCTTTGGGCTCGTCGAACCAAAAGATGCGCCAAGCCCTAAGATCAGAAAATCCGATCCTAAGACTAGGGGACGACGACCAGAGCACGAGTGGACCCCAATGGATGTCGCTGCAGAGTTTTCTTTTCGTGTCGGCAGGAAATACCCTTTACTCCCTGGAACAGTTAGCGTCAAGCAACTTAGTGGAGCCCTTGCCAAATTCAGAAAGCAATACGACACCAACGCCTTGATTGAGTTAGAGTTGCTCAGACTCTTTATGGCGGATGAAAGAAACTTCCAGAACATTGGTGATGAAGCACCGATGTTGTATAAGATGTACCTTGCTTCTTTTGGGAAGAAGATGAATCAAGCCAGAGAAAATCTTGGTCTTAATAAAATTAACGCCCCAATGGATACAACGGCTAAGATGGAAACACTGACAGCGAGTGACGGACGTACTTTTCAAAACTCTCTTTCTGGCAGAGCACAACTAGCAAGACACGAGAAACGACTAAAGGAGAATGTAAATGGCTAAAAAAGTAGTAAAAACATTTAGTGCAAATCTAAATAAAAATCCTGAAAAGGGTGGCGCATGGATGGCTATCATCAGTGTAACAACTGAAGGTATAGATGGAACAGAGACACTAAACATGGCTGCATGGTCTAACGCATCAGCAGGCAAGCGCTGGGTCAAGAGCCAAGTGCAAGCACTTACACCACGCAAGAGCGTGAAGATGATTGCAGGCGAAGGAAAAGACGCCAAAGGAAAGCCAACATCATTTGTTGGTGTTGTAACTTTTAGATCTTAAATAATGCTCGAGTTCAGTTTCTTTTGCCCTTCTTGTAAAGACAAAGTTCAAGGCGCAGCAATTGAACGAGATAGCATGGATATGGATTTAAAGTGTTACTCATGTGATACTGATTGGGAAAAGGTAGTCGTTGATAGGGGTAAAGAGTAATATGTCTTCTAGAAAATATAGCAGAAGAGGAGTTCCAATTCCTCTGGCTCAATGTATAACTTGTAAAAGTTTTTTGCCAAAGAGAGTTACACATCTATATGAAAAAGAGTTAAGCGGATACCTGTGTCAAAATTGTTGGGATGCAAAGTATGATGGTGCAGATTTCTCTACTGGATT